CAGCCGAAAAAGAAGAGGACGAAATCCGAATCGGCTGCAAGACGAGCGAGTCTGAACGCTGCCAGAAGGGCTAGATATAATTCAAAGGGATAAAAAGGAGGAAGCCGACTATGATACACGTGACAGTTCATGGAGACTTTCGGCACATGGAAGGCTTCCTCAAAAGGCAGAAAGAACACGAGTTCTTAGAACGTCTTGATAAATACGGAAAGATAGGTGTGGAGGCTTTGAAAAGCGCCACTCCAAAACGCACCGGAAAAACAGCGGAGTCCTGGTACTATATTGTGAAGAAATATGAGGACACAGGATCTTTTGTGATTACATGGTGCAATTCAAACGTCAATATTACACCACATGGCAGAGCAAATATTGCCGTAATTTTGGAAACCGGTCACGCGACCAGAAACGGCGCCTATGTTCGCGGCCGAGAATACATCAAACCGGCATTACAGCCGATCTTTGAACAGATTGCAAGAGATGCTTTTAAGGAGGTCAGACGATAATGCCGAATGCACAGTACACCGACGAATATGTTGCGCGGATGCGAATGGACGCCGACCAGTTCGAAAAAGGTGCCGAACGTACCATTGGCACCATCGAAAAGCTCAAGAAATCGCTGAAGTTCGATAAGTCTGATACTGAAATCAGTGGTCTGAATACATCAATCCTTGAAAAATCCATTGATAAAATAGAGGGAAAGTTCAGCGCTCTTCAGGTTGCAGGTCGCCGTATGGTCGAGAACCTGACAGACAGCTTTGCCAATCTGGCGAAGCAGGCAATTACCGGCGCAGATTCTATTTCTCCGGGTTTTCAGAAGTATGAAGATCAGGTAGCGGCTATTCAGAAGTTGATGATCGCGACCGGCAAGAGCATGGAAGAAGTCCAGAAGATCTCTGATAAAATTCTGACCTTTACGGACGAAACAAGTTATGAGTATAACGCCATGCTTAATACCATGTCTGCCTTTACATCTTCCGGCGTTGACATGGAAACAGCAGCTGACACCATCGTTGGTATGGCTGTTGCTGCCGGTCAGGCTGGCGTAAACGCAAAAGACGCGACACACGCGTTTATGGGTTTCCAGAAAGCAATTGCCAGCGGCTATATGGGATCCGCCCAGTGGGACTGGATCCGTACGGCCGGTATGAACAGTGCTGAACTGAAAACGCAACTGCTTGAAGCAGCCGTGGCAACCGGAGACCTTCAGAAGGGTGCAGATGGTGTTTACTATGCCATTAAAGAAACAAGCAAAGGCGCCCAGCAAATAGCAGTCTCTGTTGAAAACTTTGAACAGAGTTTTGCTAATAAATGGCTATCCGGTGAAGCGATTGAAATGGCCATGGGAAAATATTCCAAGGCCTTCAATCAGATTATGGAGATTCATGAAAAGACCGGAGCTGAGATTTTTGAAATCATAGATGAAGATTCGCCATATCTTCAGTACATCGATGAATATGGACTAGCTGCATTCAGAGCCGGTCAGGAGACAAAGACCTGGTCAGATGCTATGGAAGCTTTGAAATCCGCCATGAGTTCCGGTTGGATGAAGAGCTTTGAACTGATCATTGGTAACTATAAACAGGCTTCCGGGTTCTTCAGTGATCTGATTGAGCCTCTGTACACGATATTCGTTAATCCCGGCAACAAGCGAAATAAGTTTCTCGAAGCCGCATTCGGCGGTGGAAGCGGCAGTACTATCAAAAAGACTATCGCCAACTGGGACAAGCTGAAAACTAAGCTTGAAAGCGCCGGCAAGAGCATGAAAGATTTCGAGGAAGCGTATGCAAAATATGTCCTCGATACGAAAGATGCTTCTCTTATGGCACTTGTTGACGACTATGGATCTCTGGAAGCTGCCATGCGTGCCGGAGCAATCAGTGGCGAACAGCTGAACGGGATTTTAAATAATATTGCAGGCGTCACAACCGAAGCTACGACTTCTATGGTTGAAGGCGCAGTTGATGCAACTGCTGCGCTTGAACAGTATAAAGAAGCTGCAATAGCAGTTCTTCGCGGAGACTATGGCGGAGGCCAGGAACGGCGTGACGCCATTGAAGCCATGGGCCTGGACTATGATACTGTTCAGTGGCTTGCCGGCAACCTTGAAAATGGAAAAGGCTTCGATGCCATTACACTTGACTGGTTTAGTTCTACAGCCCCAAACGCCTATCAGCATTTTATTGACGTAGTTGGTGCCGGTAATCCTGTTATTAACAGCGCAACCGGCGAACTTATTGCCCTTGGCGATGTCGTTGATGAAGTAGAACTTGAACTTGAGCGAAAGATCGCCAATATGAGCGGTCGTGAACTCTGGCAGGGAAGCGTTCTGAATATTGTCACGGCTCTTGCCGATGCATTTGATGCCGTCGGAGAAGCGTTTGATAAAGTATTTGGAACTGCCGAAGCTCGAGGCAAAGGATTTCGTGGTCTCCTTGAGAGAATCTATCGACTTACTCTGAAGCTTACGGAAACGACGGAAGATGGTCTGCAGACCAGCAGCAGCCTTATTGATAGCGTACGCGCAGCAGCCGAATCGATTTTTAATGTTCTGAAAGCGATGGCATCTCCGCTCAAGAATATGTTTAAGCTGTCAAAGTCCATACGTACCGTTGTTTTTGCCCTCGTCGATAAAGTATTAAGCATATTCACCGGCAACAAGAATATAAATTCAAAATTCGGAACTCTCGGCAGCATCATTGAAAGACTCGGAATTATTCTTACGGGAATTATTAATACCGTCGGGAAGTTGTTTAAAACGAGCGGTGACGGAATTGATGGAATTGTCGACAAAATCAAGAAGTTTTCTTTTAGAGAATTCTTTAAACCCGTCACGGATTTTCTCCAGGGCGATTCGCCAATTGCAAAGATGCTTCGTACGCTGGCAGCTCCTTTTATCGAGCTGTTTGGTGGAAACGGAAGCATCAGCGATAAAGTAAAGGAATTTTTCAACAATCTTAAGGGTGGAAGCGACGACGCGACGCGGTCGATTGATAATTTGCAGACCAGTATCGGAGGTCTCAGTGATCTTTTTAACAGCGATACAGCAACGTTAAAGGACAAACTCAGAAACTTCTGGGATGTTTTTAAGAATGTTGTAGCGGAAGAGTACAAGAAAATCAACTGGGATACTGTTTTAAGCGCCGGCAAAATGGGCCTGATCGGTTATCTTATTTACAAGTTTAACGACTTGTTTTTCGGGCTGAATAAAGCAGTAAAGGCGCTTAATACGAATGGTCCATTAGGTTCTCTGCGGCTTCTTGTAACGAACATTACTGCACCATTTACGGCGTTGAGTAAGGCTATTTCAAAAGCAGCAGCTGTCCAGCGGTTTATCGGAATCGCGGTGGCCATCGGAATTCTTGCAGGTTCAATTTATCTGTTGACACAGGTCGGTGATACACAGGCGTTCTTCAATGCTGTTGTATCAATTGGCGTGCTGCTGTTCATGATGTCAAAGATCGCAAAAAATCTGGAAGGTTCCGCGCTGTTTTCCAATAATACGAAATCAGTTTCGAAGAATAATCCTATCACAAATACCATTAAGGCATTTGAAAATTTAAAGAGCGCATTTTCGGCAGACTTCACAAATGCCCGATTAAACGTCAATGTATTTTCCAACGTTGCACAGATCCTGATTGCATTTGCAATTGCGGTTGTTGCAATTATTCACGCGTTTAATCAGATTCGAGATATTCAGAGTCTTGAGCAAGTGCAGCCGGCTCTCATCATACTTGGCGGAATTATGGCCACGCTTACTATATTCGTAGGTTTGATGGCTGCGGCCTCCAGTAAAATGAAGTACGGCGGAAAGCTTGCCGTTGTGATACTGTCCGTTGCATTATTTGTGCATATTATTATTAAGGAACTTATTGGCTTAACAAATACCCTAAGTGGCTTTGGCGCTTCGCAAAAAAAAGGACTTGCCGGGGCACTTGGCGTGATCATAGTTGCTATTGCCGCAATAGCCGTTGTTATGTTCATGCTGTCAAATATGCCAAGTTTCAGCGGTGGTATGATAGCTGGCATTGCCGCTTCGATACTGGCGCTTGGAATTGTTATTCGTTCCATTGTTAAAACTATCGGCATTGCTTCCAAAATTCAGGATGTTGGTAAAGGACTTGCCATTGTTGCTGGCGTTATCCTTGGGATTGTTGTACTTCTTACCATTATGTCAGCACTCGCCAGCGATGGATTTTCTGCAAAGCCAATGATGCAGGTTGCGGCGTCGATGCTTATTTTGGCTGTTGCTATTGGATTACTTATGCCCGGGGTTCTTGCATTGGCTGCATTGCCAAAAGAAGGTCTGATCGGAGCAGGAATTGCTATTATGGCGATTGCGGCAGCACTTGTTATACTTGGTGCTGGCCTTGTCGTAATGGCGGGACAGTTGCAGGGGATCAGCGCAGGAAAAGTTATCGCCGTTATTGCGATCCTTCTGTCTCTGGCGCTTGTGCTTACGATGATGTCCTTTGGGATTACGTCATTTATCGGCAGCATGGTCGGTCTTTCGCAGCTTCCGTGGGTACAGATGAAAGCCGATTTCCAGGCAATGCATGACGTTCTAGCCCCAGAGCTTCCGCTGTTTCTTGGTCTTGGACTTGCAGCACTCGCACTCGGCGTTGGGCTTTTTGGAGCTGCAGCAGCAGGCGGAATCTTCGGGCTTTCGTTTCTGGCAATTGCGGCTGGAATTTATATTGTGGCCGCAGCGCTTCCGATGCTGATTGACGGCATTATTTATGTTATGGATCAGCTTCAGGAAAATGGATGGAAAATTGTCGGATTTATCGGTCTTGTTCTCTCTGCGATCCTTTTGGTTATGCTTCTGAGAAAAGCGGAGTTTATCAAGGTAATCGCGTCATACGCTGACGGAATTCTTACAGTTTTACAGAATTCTACATTTTTGAAGAAACTGCTCGTTACCCTTGGAACAATTCTTATTGCGGCCCTTACTTTTCTGAGAGCAATTACTCCGGAGATGGTTGATAAGGTAATACAAATACTCGTAACATTTATTAATAGTCTTGCAGAATCGATTCGAAGCAATAAGGAAGGTATTGTTAGTGCGTTTTATAACTTGGTTTCCGCGCTTGTTGAACTTCTCTGGGAAGCTATTACTCAGGGAATCATGCAGCTTGGTAAACTTGGAAGCAAGATACTTGAATTCTTTGGAGCAGATATCGGAGACCCAACAAAAGGCAAATTAGGTCCCGGCATTCATAAAGCATACGCTCTTGATGCTGACAATATTGATATTGTAAGTGACACTGCCGGACTGGAAGAAAAAGCCAATGCAGTTGCAGCGGAAGATCGATCGACATTTGATAACGCATATGCT